TTCCCTCGGCATGTCTCGAAAATTCGAGAATACTTTACGAGGGAGGTTCTGAGAAAGACGAAAAGACTTATCTAGGATGGTTTTGCATCCAAGTTTTTCGCAAAGGAAAGTTTTTCTTTAATGACGGGAGGTTTATAGAGAAAAGATAACTTTTCATAATTCAGATTTAAATAGTGTGTTTCGGGTGCGCTGGCTGAAAAGTCGGTGCATCTACATTTTTAACCCATAAAAATTCAATTTATGATTACAGTAGAAGTAAAGGTAAAAGCTACGGGAATCGTCGGAAAGAATAACAAGTACGAAAAAGATTCCTTTGTGACTGACATTAATTTGTCATGGGAAGAGGCGCAAAGGTATTACGCTATCGGAAAAATCCTGAATATGGGACTCTGGTATGATTCTGCTTGCAACGAGCATGAGGACAATTTAATGAAAATTTATGAAGTCAATTTGCTTTCGGGTGATTAGTTTCACCCGATTGCACGATTTATGTCTAACAATTTAATTTCGCGAGATTATGGAAGTAAAAATCAAATCTGTTGCGTTTCAGTTTAGAAATCAGATTTCGAGACGCAGAGTGAAAGTGACGATGAAAAGCGGTAACAAGATTTATATTGTTCCGTGTCACGAATCTTGGGAGCAATACGGAGGAATCTACGAGGAATTGCAGAAAACCTGCGGATTGGCTGACAAATGTAACGGATGGCTGCATGGCGGTAAGATGCCAAAGTTTGGCGGTTATCTCGTTGATCTTATCAATTCATAAAAAGTAGTGGGAGCGGAAACGTTCCCACGGCTACAAATGTTTAACCCTAAAAAATTATGATTATGGGAAAATCAGAATTAGAAAGTAGATTTAAGAGTGTATTGCCAAACAAAAACTTTTGCACTCCTCATGTAGATGATTATTTCCAAAAAGGGAAATACATCATAGAACTGAGTTATGGCGATTACGCGCAGCAATTTGGTGGTTATCCGTTTGGTGTAACTGTTGTTGACTTTGAAACAAAAACTCATTGTGTTGGACTTTGCCAAAGTTTTATCGGAAAAGACAAAACAAAAGCAAGGAAAGAAGCAATGGACTATATTGAAAGTTTCTGCTAATATGTTTTGCAGGGTGGAAGCATCCTGCAAGGCGCATAGTATTCACTTTAAAAATTCAGATTATTATGGCAAAAGTTAGAACTATTTCAGTTAAAAGCGGCTACGGAATTGACGAAGTAATTATGACTGCTTTTGTGTATCGTGGTTACTATGCAATAAAAGGACAGAAATCTGCGTATCACACTCCAAACATTCTTAGGGACAACACTCATTTGGGAAACGTACATGATGATGACGTTTTCTCTATGGATCACTCTTGCTTTGATACTGCTGAGTATTTCAAGAAAGTTATTGACGAGCACATCGAATATTTGATTGGTGCTCATGGCTCTTTGGAGAAATATTTTGCTCTTAACTACTAATCTGATTGGGATTAATTTCCCCTTCAGATTCTTATTTATGTCTAACAATTTAAATTTCACGATTATGGAGAATGTATTTCAGAAAAACCGCGAAGAGCTTCAGGCTTGGTTGGATGCTTACAAGAACGCCACCCCCGAAGAGCAGGCTCGTATGCTTGAAGAGAAAAAAGCAAATCGTGAGCGCGAAGAGCAGGAACGTCAGAAAAAGATTTATGACGACCGCAAAAAACGCTTCATGCAAAAAGCGGACAAGCAGATCGAGATTCTTGAAAAACTGATTCGTGCCCGTAAGATTGCCTTGAATGTCATCAAGACTTTTGACGGCAAAGTTCTGAACAACCGACTGACAAATGCTGTTGAGAAAGAGCTGAAAGCGTTTGATTCTTCTCTCTACGTTTCACTGGTTATCTCTTACAATTATTCCGTGACGAATAACGAGGGAAAACTGAAAATCGAGGTTTCTCACTACGAGAGCGGCTTCGAAGATTCCGTTTCGCTGAACATTTCCCTCTCTCCATTTAATGACGGGAATCGTGTCGTTTGGTCTAAGACTGAGAATTTGGACTATAACAAGGAATATCTCTCAGGATGGATTGAGAATTGGAAGAAAGCGAAAAAGGAGTACGACAAGACGTACAAGCAGGCTATGAAAGTCTATGCCGTGATTGAGGACTACGGAAATAACTCTAACTGCCATTTGCGTAGTTTCTTCACTGGTGAGAATCTTATCAGTAACGGCTACTATCTCTAATCGCTTTTGCCGTCAGAAATGTCGGCAAAGGTACAAACGTTTTAAATCATAAAGTTATGAGAAAAGTAAATATTAACAACAAATCGGAAGTTAGGCTTTTCAAAGCTGAGATTTCCGATTACTTATGGATTGACGAAAGTACGATTATTCCGTACCGACGTGAGGATTCTACGAATAAAGGCGCAAACTACAGAATATTTGTTCCTTTGAAGTGGAAGGACGTACTATCTATGAATCCGCTTCGTTTGCGCGTTGCTCTCAGAAACGAGGTGGATGCAGACCAAATCAGAATTGAGTATGTTGAATTTGTAAAGGAATAGAATTATGGCAATGTCTGATAGAGAATTGATTGAGGGTGCATTGAAGAGAGTAAACGCGCTCTTAGGTACAAACGGGAAGTTATATCACGACAACACTGGTTGGTATGTGATCTGGAAAGGTGCAAGTTATTTGAGCGAATCGGCTGGCCGTGCAAGTGAACTGATTGCTTATCTTCACGGCTTGGAAGATGCAGCCAATTTCCTAAAGGCAAAAGGGGAGTAATTTCTCCTTTGCCACAAATTATGTCTAACTTTAAAATTTACGATTATGGCTTATACAATTAAAGGTTTGGCGAAAGCCAACGAGTGCGAAACTTACGACGCACATGGACTTGCATCACTTTGGAATTATTGGTACGTCTGCAACTGTGGCGGTCGTAACGACATCTTGTCGGATTTCAAGTCGCTTCGCAAAGTTGACAGAAAGGAAATGCTTGATTTTATGCGAGGCAACTACGACAACGTTTACAGTTTTCTTATGTGTTATTTGTGGTAAGGAGTACGGGGATTGAGTTCCCCACACTCTACTATTGTTTCACTTTTAAAATCAATGAATATGGAAAAGAAAGTAGGTGAAATCTTTGTAGAGGGATTCTTTACAGAGTTCGATGGAAAGAAATTGCAGTGTGTAGAAGATGGAGACATGTGCGATTGCTCTGACTGCGTTTTCTTCGATGGTTGTTCATGTCCAACAAAGGTAGTTGATAAATATCCCTGCTATCATTCCGACAGGTCTGACGGAAAGGATGTTCATTACATTGAGATTCATTCCTAAGTATTGTGCCGGTGATTGGTTTCGCAGACTATTCTATTCACTTTAAAACGTAAGATTATGAAGAAAGTTCTAACAGACAGTAAAACGGGACGGAAATTCACCGTTCTGATTAAAGACGAATGGTTGCCCGCACTGGGCGAAGATGGCCTTCAGTATTACGTGTTCACAGCCCGCTTAACCTTGTGGAATGGCGAGCCGCGAGACGACTGCCATGTGGTAGATCTGAAAGAGCGCATTGCTATCTGTGCCATTAAAAGACATTTGCAAGGGGTTATGACGCCACAAGAGTACATATTTGACAAAGAGTCTTTCGATGCCGCGAACTCTATTGAAGAATATTGTGAAATGATAAGAAAAAAAGGTTTAATTAAATGATATTATTATGGGATGGAAACTATTATCGAAAAGAAGAAAATAATGTTTCCGAAACTACCGAAAGGATATTCATGGAGTAATCCTTACAGGTATTCATAATCTTTGGATTCGTTGAGATTGGTTTCTTGACGAATCGCTTTTGTATAACTTAAAACTCAAAGATTATGATTAGAGAAAAGAATTTAATGGAATGCCCCATCGACAACAAGAATCTGATGGAAGACCCTTTCACAGAAGAAGTGTTCTGCGATGGCTTTATGGCAGCACGCGACCATTACAAGAATGGTCTTAGGCATTTGATCGGGAAGGTAGTAATTTACGACGATGAGTGTCCAAATCTCGTGAATAGTTGCGGATATGTGGATGTCTTATGGCACTTTGGCGGCAACACGGTTATGATAAAAGTGATTGCCGTTGATGCCGGAGAGGATTTCGATGTGACACGTGACGAGATCTTCAACCACTACGAGCAGTTGTTCAAGTCATGGGAGTGCGAAAGCAATCCTAACTTGGTTGTGCGTGTTGGTTCTAAGGACGACGCCTTGTACGTCCACTTTTATTGGGGTGCGGATTGACTTTCGCACACCAAACAATATGTTTTATTAAATACAATAATTATGGAAAAGTATTATTCGGATTTTGAGAAAATGTTGGAACTTTCTGACATGCACGTTCTGTGGAATTGTGGGACATTAGAATCTGATAAAGATTTTAAATGCTACAACATGCTTTGTGACGAGAAGAAGGCCGAGTTCGAAGAAATATATCAGGTCGAGGTGTTCTGTCTTGGTCGGTCCGGCAGACACGTTTGCGTTCGTGATACGGCAAAGAATAGAATGTCCTATGCGAATATGAAACGCACAGTGAGCCGTATGCAGCGAGAGATTATTGCAAGGTTCAGTCCTGGCGGTATTCTTCCAAGAGTTTTGGTACTCTAAGATTGTGGGTGGTTGACTCCACTCACAATTGCGATATTCACCATTAAATTAAGGATTATGACGAACAAAAAACACTTTGAGAAAGCTATCGAGTATGTCCGCGAGAATAAGACGTGGAGCAATGCTTGCGAACAGCACGCATGGGAACTCATCGAGCGTTTCAGATGCCCGATTAGTCAGGCTTCCGACGAGATTGATGGCGCCATTGCCGATCTGATGAACGATTATGGGGAGATGCACGACCTGCCGGAAGACTGGTGGTGGGATTTCGGCAATACAGACGACATTTTCTTCAAACTCTGACATCCATAGCGGGAGAAATCTCGCTTTGGGTACAAATATTATCTAACTAAACTCATTTAATTATGGAACAGAAAGATTTGAAAAGCATGGTGTCGGCACATACATACGACACTATCGTTCAGAAAGTAAAGAAGCAGGTAGGTGAAAAAGCGTTCGAGTACATTTTCCCTGCGGTGAAGAAAGCCCTTGAGGAAGGAAACGGGGAAGTCCGCGAGGAAATCCTTATCGGTTGGCTTGACCTTGATTGCTGCAGAGTGTGCAGTAATTGTGGCGAAATCATGGAGGAAGGATGGTATCTTGGCCCTCACGGATATGCTTGCAGTGATGAATGCTGCTGTGAGATAATGAAGATCACAAAAGAAGAATATGACAGGTATCGAATTTACCTTGAAGACATTGAGGAATACCTTAAAGACGAAGGCGAAGGCCGTAAACCAGAAGAACTCACAGAGGAAGAGATTCACGAGATCACTTCTAAGATTGTGGATGGTCTCGATGAATACTATTATACCGAATGGTACTAAAGCCATTGGGCCGATTGGTTTCGGCTCTGGCTACAAATGTATCACTTAAACTTTAGATTATGAAAGCAATTGAAATTCTAAACCATTTTATTAATGGTTATGTTATCGCGGATAACGTCTGCGATATTGAAATCAAAAGGTATGGTAAGGTCTTCGGATTGAAGAGTGTCTGCAACGCTCTCGGCATCAAGAAGCTGCCAAGTAACATCCCAGACGGGCGCTACCTCGCTTACAATAAGCCTTGGACACGCTTCGATGATAGTATCATTCCTGCCGACTACACCGTCGAGGATATATACGGTGGCGAGTTGTATCTTATGCGTATTGAGGAATAAGTCTCATTTGGTACGGGCTTGAATGTACGTGCCAAATCTTTTGTATAACTAAAGAACAGAATCGCGCATGAAAAAAAAGAAAATTGAGGTTATCAGAGTTGTTGATGAAGACGACAACACAGTACAGGATTTGTTCGCTATTGAGCAAGGAACGAGACCGGATCGTCAGGTTACTCACGATGCCGTTTATGCATTCCTTGGCGATTATCAGAGCGATGGTGACGAGTTATGCTATCAGGAAGTGATTAACGCCCTATGCCGAAACCAACAGATTGAGATGTTCGGTTACACTTTCTTCTTTGTCGAGATTCCTTTGTACGAACACGAAACTGCTTGACGACTATTCATCCCCGTAAGTACGAAAATGCTTGCAGGGAACTATGTCTAACAAAAACATATAATCATGAACAAAAGAGAATTTAACAAGAATGTTCGCTATCTTGAAGATAACGATATTCGTTTCTTAGGTAGAGCGTGGGATGACGAGAAATTTAGCGCAGAACTTGAAACGTACACCAATGCAGGTGAGGACATGGTTTTTACTCTCCATGAGTTGTCAAAGCAAAGTTTACAGGAGTATATCGACAACTTTGATATCAACGAAGAAGTAATGATGTGGTGGCGAGACGGAGAAGATGCTGCGCATGAAGCAGGAGTTCCTTTCATGAACATCAGAGACCATTATTATGACTACGAGGATTTCCTTGACACCTTGCAGGAAGTTTGCGATAATATGCCGTATTAAGACTAAGACTGTTTCGTTATGACAAACGGGGCAGTCACAAAAAAAATAACAACTTAAAACAACAAACATTATGGAAACGCTATTTGAAAACGATGACTTTATATTGAAGTCAACAGGCCATGACTACGACTTTGTAGGCTTTATTGTGTCAAAGAGTGATAGGCCACGCACCTTTTTCTTTGAGGAGCATGATGTAGAAGGGCTTACGGAAGAGCATTATGCTTACTTCTATGACAAAGATTTAGATTTGGATGAGAGTAGATGCAGGCTCGATGCAGAGTACGTTGGTACTAAAGCAGGCAGCGAAGAGGATGAGTTCGATATATCAGAACTTCTGGTTATGACAGAAAACTGTTCGTATATCACTTTAGAGCCGTTTGAGAGCATCGGTTTCCTCAGCGACTGCCAACAACGCGGTTGGTTCCTCGCTCTTGTCAAAGCCTTCTGTCCGGATCGTCTGAAGGATATTCCCTGGGCGTAGAAGCAAGGTCTCTTGGATCGGTTTCCATGAGACTTCCTATTATGTATCACTTAAATTTGGAAAGTTATGATTAACGGAGAACAAGTCAACCTAGATTCAAAGTTCCTCGCAGTAGGAACAAGTGAAATCAGACATTGGGCCGGATCCTGCGCAAACCCTTACGTCATCCCGATGAATACGGAAAAGGACTTCATTGAGTATGGTTTTCCATACAAAGAATTCGCGGACATGAAAATCGGTGAAGTAAGACGAGCCGAAGACTACGAGGGTATTATGGTAATTAGAATTTATTAATCAAAAACTATCATTTATGAACGGATTAACAACAAACAAACTCAACGAGACTGTGTATGTAGAATGCTACAATATACAGAACAAAATGACGAGACGTGAGGCCCTGGAGAAATACTATGAGGGTATGAAGTGCTCAGATGGTAGCGAGCATGAGCGTTACGAGTCGATATTCTTTCAGCTATTGGAGGGATATATCGAGTGCAGCGATCAGATTCCATTCTGCGCCATCTAATCGGTGCGAGGGATTGGTTTCCCTCCACTGGCTATTATGTTTCACTTATTAAACTTAACGAATATGGAGATTTACATTGTTCACACGGACGCATGGGATGGCAACAGGCCGTTTAAAGAGATGACAAATGACGAGATTAAAAAGATGTACGAGGAAGACCCGCTGCTTTTCGACCATTTCAATAGCGTAGAGGAATTGGCCGAGGCATGGAACTACGACGAGATATTCTATCCTAATATATCATACATGAGAGTTATTAACAATTAAAACAATACTGCAATGAGACTGAAATTAGAGCTTTTAATTGAGGGTGAGATGACGAGATTCGAACTTGACACAGACGAACTTGCCCGCAATTACGACGACGAGACATACGCTTATTGGATAGTAGAGGACAAACGTGGATATATTCACGAAATCAATATTTGGAAAGACGAAAGAGGAAATTTTATGATGTTCGGAAAGGATTACGTATGGTACAAGTACGGAGACTTCGAAGATTTAATGCCTGCAGACTTTGAAAAGGACGTCGCTTTTGTTGCTGTCTAATATTTGCGTCGTATTGGTTAGAACCGATACGACACGCTTAGTATTCACTTAAAAGTTAAGGTTATGGAAGCAAAAGTTGGAATGAGAATTTTTTTTGAGTATTGCGGTTTTGATTACGAAAGAGAAATTGAAAACATCACGATCTACAAGAACTACTCATGGTTTGGCGATTTGGGATTCGGTGGAAATGTCGCTTTCTGCGTTCACGGCGACTTAGACGATCGTAACAAGCCCCTCATGAAAGGACTAGTTATCCAATACGACGGAACAAGCGACACGTCTATCCACGGCTATGTCCGCACAGGAATCACATTCGAGCCGTAACTTTTATTTGGTAGTGACAGAAATGCTACTGCCAGAACTATTTATGTTTCACTTAAAACTTAGAGATTATGGCAAAGACAATTAAGATTTGGAATACTCGCAAGAACCGTACGGAGTATCTATACAGGATACGACCTACACGGTTCATTGAAGACAGAACGCTCTGCCTAAAAATGGACGACGCAGAAGCAAAGCGAGCAAGTGAGTGGCTAACCTTTATTGGCATTAATCACGAAGTAAATGAAGTAGAAGGGAATCATTAAAAAACAACGATTATGAATAAAAATTTAGTTACGGCTATCATCAACAAGAATCACAAAGATGTAAACGACATCGTTTGTAGAGAAAGGCTAATTATTAACTCAGTAGTTTACAACCACGGACAATCTGTAATACTGGTTGAAGGGTTGAGAAAGGCAAAGGGTATCGCTCGTAAGGTATGCAAAGAGACAAAAGGTAACGTCATTATCAATCATCATCAGCCCTGGGATTCTTGGCGGGAATTTATTTCCGTACATTATGGTACAAAGCGTCTGAAGTGGTTTTACCTCCATGTCGATGCTTTGGTAGCGAAAGGGTATTAACACAAAAAAGGCGGGCTTTTAAACCCGCCACAATCCTCGCTTTAACGCGACTATCTACAATAGTAGAAATTTTGAGCGTAAGCTCGTTTCAATCCACAAGCCTTGTGGCTTGACAGATGCAAAGGTATGAAACATTTTCCTTTGCGTCACATTTATTACATTTATTAACTCAACTTTAACATTTATGAAGACGTACCAACAGAAAAAAGATGCTGCGCGTCAGTTGGCGATTGACTGGCAGTATGAGGACGGCGATTACCCGTACAGTTACGAAGGGTTGGCAATTCTCTGCAACTTCTTCCATAAACTAGGGAAGCGTTTCGGACTGCTGAGGGAGTTCCGAGAGAACGGGATCCCCTGTTAACAAAAAAAAGGAGAGCGACGTTCTGCGCTCTCTCTGCCCTGCCAAGGGTTATGTCCAACCTAATAAATTACAACTATGTGTATAGACGTAATTATTATTAGGATTTGGAAGATTCGCCTCTTCCGAATCAAGGTTCGGTTGAGTCTCTTCTGAACCGTTGAGGGTGGTGCCACAAACACCATCCTCTTTGGTCTACAGGTGCAAAGATAGGAATATTTTTACAACCACAACACAATTCTATAAAAGTTTAACGCAATTTAAAACTCGAAGATTATGAACAAATTATTTATCGTCGCAATCGTCAGTTGCAAAGAAGGAAATGTCGAAATTGAAACCACCGTCTGTCATGACAGAACTGAGGCGACATTAAAGGTTGTCGAGGAGTACGATTATGCTCGATCGCAGGCAACAACCGAGGCTTGCTATGACGGCTATGACTCTAGTATTCCATACTGGTACGAGGTAGGAAACGTGACAGACGACTTCTGGTCTCGCGGAGAGATTCAAATCAAGGAGGTGTAATCCAAAGGCCATTTCGTGATGATCCTCGAAATGGCGCGATTGTCTAACAATTTAAACAGAAGTATTATGAAACAATCAGATGTAGAGAATGCTCTCGCGCTTATAGAGAAAGCGAGAAAAGAAGGGTTCAAAGGTTTTTATGTCCAAATGAGTGAGGACGGCTGGTGTGGAAGCCAATACGTCGCCTTTAGGGAATCTATTTCAGAGGTCGAAAGCGCTTTCGAGTTTGTCTATTCTATGCAGGAAAAAGAAAAAGAGATAGCAGCTCTCAAAATAAAAGAGAGTATGTATTTCAAGCCTAATAGAGACGATCCTAAGAGCAAGGGAATTATTACCAGGATACTCTGACGGTTCAGACCATTTCGTTATAGCCAACGGAATGGTTACTACATGTCTAACTTAAACATTACATTATGAGGAAAAGAAAGTATCAGTGGTTCATATTTGAAGATGAAACTGGGTTTTGGGAAACCGGTAGTTGGCAGAACATCTTTCGTAACTTCATGAAGGCTGAATCCGCAACGGTTTATGGGTTGCAGAACTTCGAAGGAGCGAATTATGAAGTAATAATGAGTAAATGAAGAGATTATGAAAAATAAAGTTGAAATCACAAGTATTGTTAGTTGGGCCATACCATTTTTCGGTAATAGCCATTTCTTACCATACGGAACACTGAGAGTTACGGATGGAGTAACAACAAAGAACTGTCAAACAAAAGGCGACAGATTGGGTGACCACGATGGTTATCAGTACATCACTTTCAAAAGAAAGCGTTACAAAGTAATCAATTCAGGCACTCTCCACTTCCCGATGCTCAGTCTAAAGGAAGTACTATAGCGAATGGTGCCCAACCCCACCTTTGCTACAATTAGTATTCACTTAAAACTTACGATTATGATTAAAGTTTATCGAGTATTGCTGGCGGTCGACTATAAGGACGGACGCCAAAGGGAGTTGTTCTATACCGAGAACAAAGAACGCGCAGAACTGAAGTTCAAGAAGAACTGCAAGATTATTCAGAGGATTGCCGATGATAACGGCATGAAGATCTACGACGTCACCCCTTCTGACATATATCACACTTTCTCCGCTTCACCAGACGGAGACAAGATTGTCGCTAGGGCAGAACTTCTCGTTAGAGACGACTACGAAGGCAAATTCATGGATCTTTACAACGAACCTCTTTTCTAACAATAAAGTATAGTTATGTTCACAAAAATTCCTTCATGGCTCTACAAAGGAGCGAAAATCGCGGTCAAGTCTACAATCTTCGGAGTGATAACCGCAACAGTAACAGACGTGTCCGACAAATGCTTTTCCTATAAGCCGGACAGAAAGGGTACGGACTACTCCTGCTCTGTGACGTATCAGAACATGATACTCATGTACCTCGACGGGAGCATAAAGCCTCTGCAGTAATAGGATTGTAAGTATTTCGGAAAACTTTCAGGGCGTGGCGAAAATTCGCGTCCTGGAACAAGTGATAATCAACTTTATTTATTAACTTTGCAAAACAATTCAAAGATATGAAAATTCATCTTTATTGCCTAAGCAACAGCGTGTGGAATGCGGATGACTATCTGCATGGAAGGAATTGTAATCCTATCTACACGAACGTGTATCTGTTCGGTTCTGACAAGGAGGCGAAAGACTTCGCAATGAACCTCGACACGGATGACGACATCTTTAACGACTGCACCCTCTTTGACGGTGAGGTTGAAGAGGAGACAATTCTTGAACTCACAGGGTTCGAGAGTATCAAAGACTTCAACGATGCGCTCAAAGAGCCTTATTCAAAAAACATTATGGTCAAGAACTTCGGAGAAGACGAGAAAGGCGAGGTTGCCGCGCACATCATCGAGGAGTTTGATTCATCTGCAATGCCTGTCGACTGTGCTAACTATGATTTCAACAAGTCAATCTGCGGATCAATCATCGTCGTATGGTCATGGCAGACGCACGTCGGGTATGCACGTGAATGTGAGGAGATCCGGTACGCACAGTACGGAGAAGACGAGACTATGCTGACGAAACAGGACAAAACGTTTGTAAAGCAGGTCGATGTGGTTATGACGAAAGAGCACGTAGAAGAGTGTAAAGATCTCCAGGATGAACTTTATGAAAAGCTCTTCTGTGGTACATGGAAATGGACCAACCCGGAGTTCGTCAAGAAGGAAATATCAAAATTCTAATCATGGCACGATTCATCATCCAACGCTCAAATCAGGTTTCAGACGGATGGGTCTGTACTGACACGGAAAACGGTATTGTATGCACTTTCGAAGGACATAAGTTCAACGATACGCAGAAAACAACATTCCTGAACGACATGACAGACCCCGATCCGTTGTGTGTCGCAAGACAGATGCGAGAGATGGGTGACTGGCTGTTTGAACACCATTACGAAAAAATATTCTAGCTATGACTTTTAATGAAATAAAGAACATCCCCGAACTGCAGATAAAAGTGGACGCACTCACAGAGCAGTGCTTCTATATAAAGATGGCTTGTCTCGGAAGAATATCTGACGAGGCCGGGGAAAAGAACTACAACAACATCAAGGGACGCTATACGAAAGACGAGTACGACAAGGCTTTCAGTACGGCTAACAAGATGATTGAGAACATAGACAAGTACGGCGTGGCATGTGCCGACTGGGTATAAAAAACGGTTAAAATCAAACGTTATGAACAACAATAGAATCAAATTCGGTATTCTTGTGAAACCTGGCGATTGTAACAAGCACTATCTTCAAGAAAATGACAGGATGAAATATCTTCAAAAACTTGACGTTTTTACTTACCTACATCCGTTTGACCAAACAGGATATTCTTGTACGGAAGGTATGATAGAGGATTGTATCAAAGGGTTCAAAGACGATGCGTTGTGGCTAAAAGGACATGATAGTCTTGCTTATCACGACTCCTGTTTCTATCTTGTCTGCTATCTTGTTGACAAGGACGGCAAACCAAGAGATATGGCTATTATAAGAAAACTTTATTATAATAATTAGCATCCATTACCGATGCAGGGAACTGGGTCGGTAGTACTATAGCCCGTGAGGGTCCTATCATAATTCCAATTTAATGTGTGGCGGGCGTGGTTGATTCCATGCCCGTTTTCTAAAACCAAAAACATCTATGATATGGATAATAAACAGACTATCTCACAGGTGCTCAAGTCGTTCAAGATCGGGCACGGTGAAATCACGGCAACGGTAGGGCCAACTGTTACGTTGTATGAGTTCCGGCCCGAAATAGGGACTCGTATGTCCAGGATTCGTAACCTCAAGGATGAGTTTACGTCTGCACTCAACGCTTCATCTGTCCGCGTTATTGCGCCTATCCCCGAAAAGGGAACGGTTGGCATCGAGGTGCCTAATGCTATACGCGAGAACGTCGATATTAAGGAAATGCTATCTTCGGATGAGTATCAAAGCACGAATATGTTCCTGCCGCTTGTGATTGGAAAGAAGACGGACGGAGCGGTATTCATGGCAGACCTTGCCAAGATGCCACACCTGCTTGTTGCAGGAGCCACAGGCATGGGTAAGTCCGTAGGTCTGAACGTCATCATCAGTTCCCTGCTAAACAAGCTGCCGCCAGAGGAACTGAAGATGGTTCTTATAGACCCGAAACAGGTTGAGTTGTCAATCTATGACACCATCGCAAAGCCGTATCTTGCGCACCTCGAAGGGCACGACCCTATCTGTACGGATGTGGAAGGCGCGAGGGATACGCTTGAGGCGGTCATCAGACTCATGGAGTCACGATACACTATCCTTAAAGAGGCTGGTGTAAGGAATATCCAGGAATATAACGACATGGCCGCGGATAAACTGCCTTACTATGTCGTGGTGATAGACGAGTACGGCGACCTTATCCTGCAGGCCGACGGACATGAAATGGAGCGGGCTATCTGCCGTATCGCACAGAAAGCAAGGGCAGTCGGCATTCATATGATAATCTCTACGCAGCGTCCTGACACGAAGATCGTGACTGGCTCCATCAAGGCGAACTTCCCGACACGTATCGCGTTCCGTACGACGACGGGTACAGACTCTCGTGTCATACTTGACAGAGTGGGCGCTGAGAGGCTTACCGGAAAAGGAGACATGATCTTCTTCGAGGGAGGCGAACAGATAAGGGTGCAATGCGCATATATATCTACTGAAGAGGTCGTGGCGATGTGTAAGGACCTTGCATACACATATGCAGACAGGAAGGAGGTTTGTCTTCCTGATCCTCCCGTGGAAGACATGGAGGATGTCGCTTCAAGGCCGTCAAGACCTTTCTGTTGTGTTCCTGATAATGAGCTTCTGTGCTTGTAATTGGTTTTAGTTAGACAGGCTGGCGCTTGTTGATTCAGGCGTTGGCTACGATAATTTACAACTAAATCAATAACATTATGGCAAAACTGTTATCTTTCGAATCGGAATGGACACGACGCTATCCGTCACGAGTCCATGTACTAAGGTTAATGCGTGAGGCTGTCGGAGTAAAGGAGGTAAGCTACTCCGACATGACAATGACTAATCTTGAAAATATCAGGTCGCTGATGCTGTCACGTCTCGCACAGAACAGCGCACAGGTCTACTGTGCCATCCTAAAGTCTTTCCTCAATGCAGTGTCAGAGGAGATTGATCTACCTACCCTGCGATTTGCAAGGGCGCTAAGGGTGAAGTCTGTTCCGTCACAGCACTGTTGCCTGACAGAGGAGGAACTTATAAAGTTCGACGAGTATCACCCAAGAACACAGAACGAGGAGGATGCAAAAATCCTGTTCATGCGTGGTGCTCTCTCTGGTGCCCGTGCATCGGACTGCCGTGTAATGTCAACTGATAACATACACGACGGGACGCTCTCATACGTCTCGATCAAGACAAAGATCGCGGTAGAGCAGCCGATTCACAGGCGCCTCATAAAGTACCTGCAGATGCAGCCGTCACGCGAACGTGATACGAAGTCGGTCAACCGCACTATCCAGTCCATCTGCCGCAAGTTGGGCTTCACAGAGGAAATCACATTGTTCGTTGGCGGCAAGACAGTCACCAAGCCTAAATATCAACTAATTTCCATGCACAGCAGCAGGCGTTCGTTCGTATCGGCTCTTGCAGTCAGGGGCGTCCCAATGAGTATCATCAGCAAACTCGCAGGACACCAAAACACAAATATGACTGACAGATACGTTGCGATCGGTGTTAAGTGTCTTGACGCAGAAACAACGGCTTTTTTCAACGATTAAGAGGGTGTAAATACTCTCTTAATTACAAATAATCCTTAATTTATTTGGTGGATTCCACGAAAATCGGTACCTTTATGCCTGCTTACAGATGATGGTGGTCCTTCCCGTTTGAGCAAGCGGATTTTTGCTCACCCCACAAATGGGCAAATATTTCACGCTCTTTGTGATAATTGCATAGGCGACTGTCTATATTGCGTAGATTGAAACACGTTCTTCGAGGTGTACTATCATCTGTAAGCAACGCAGTACGGCAGTCGCTTTCCTATGCCCGTAATTATATCATAAAGAGTATGGATAGAATAGAAGATTTTGAGGTCAATTCTCCACGGTGGCTATCGTTAGAGGATTTTGAAGGTGAAGTTTGGAAAGATATACCAAACTACGAAGGATGGTATAAAGGTTCTAACATGGGGCGTATTAAATCAGTTGATAGATGGATTACATTTACTCGCCCGCAAGATTCTTTTGCAAGAACAGTTTTACTAAAATCAACAATCTTAAAAGTTTCTGTTTATGGAATGTACTACATGTGTCATCTAAAAAAACATGGTACCTCAAAAGCAGTAAAAATACACAGAGTTATCTGCTCTTTATTTCATCCAAATCCAGATAATTTGCCAGAAGTAAACCATATCAACGAAATAAAAACGGACAATCGTGCCGAAAATCTCGAATGGTGTACTCGATTATATAACGCTAACTGGGGAACTGCAATCACAAGAGCGTCAGCAAGCAGGATAAACCACCCAAATTTTTCTGTTAAAGTTTATCAATACACATTAGATGGTGCTTTCCTCGCAGAATACCCTTCCATAAAAGAAGCCCATAGAAAAACAGGCGTCTTGGCAGAAAATATACAAGCGGTATGTAAAAATAAAAGAAATGCCTCAGCAGGAGGTTTTATCTGGTCATATACGCAGAATCCAATAGACATTTTTAAAAAAGTTAACAGAAAGAAATATCCAAAAGTCGGAATTTCTACAACGCACGTTTGCCAGTACTCTATAGAAGGTGTGTTTATTAGAGAATACGATAGTATTATTAACGCCGCTAATGCAACAGGAGCAAACAAAACGACAATTTCTGCTTGTTGTATGCATAAAGGTTATCAACGCACAGCAGGAGGCTACAAATGGGAATTTAAGGAAAAACAGGACCGTGACATATTAGCAAAGAAACAATATAAGATTCTTAAAAGAAGAGCTATTATTTGTCACGACTTAGATGGGAAATTTATAGGAGAATATAGAAGCCAAAGACAGGCTGGAGAAAGGTTTGGTATAGATTCAAGCAATGTTTCAAGATGCTGCAATGGTGAAATCCCAAGTGTCAAAGGCTATAAATTCTCGTTCAAAGAATAATTCTTCAATGATTAGTCGGCAAAAAAAAGGCGCAGTGTAGCCCGAAAACCACACTGCGCACACAATAAACCTAAAAATACGTGACAATAAAAAAAAGAGAAGGAGCACCGCTGTGCTCCGGATAATTGCTTAACAAAAAAGACATCAACACGTCCTCACGACGTTTTATCATATTCGTTTAGCCCTTTGATGCTAAACTGAAAAATCTATCTCCGGTATAATACCGTGCCTTTCACCGGTCCAGTATTTTTTTTCAAGCAGGTTACGCTCTCTGTACCGCTTTTGATACAAAGTGACATACCTGCCACACCCTTTCGGATTTCTTCTGCAAAGTTCCTGCCACCCTAGGTATGAGTAGAAGAAGTCGACATCCCTCTTAAAACCCAACAAAGCAATCGCCTCACGCAACGAGTAAGGAGATCCTTTGTCACCTTGCAGAATGAACTCAGGAAACCACATCTTCATAAAGGCGCGTACATCCCTGCTGCCTGGACATCTCAGCGCGTGGTCGTCAATATCCCAGACGCCGAGTCCGATGCCGTCAGAAGTGCCGAGTACGAGCCTTAGAAGATCAAGCCTGTACATTAGCGTCTTGTTTCCTACAAGTTCCATTAGCGGGTCTGTAGGAAGGTTCTTGAAAGAACCATTATAAGCGCTCTGTATCCCGTCAAAATATCTCGCGACCTTCCAACTCTCATAACCACAGAACATACGTCCCTGGTTGGCTCCTGTCGAAAGTACGGAAAATGATCTGTTCTCAAACCACCTGTAAGGGTTGTCTCCTAACAGGATTCTGAAATCCCTTACATATTCCTCCTTGTGCTTATTGTCGTTTATTACGATGCCAGCCAGTGCCGCAATGCTTATGTCTTTCTCGTCATCATAGCACTTTGCAAGCTCACGGACAGGAATGAATGGAAAGCGCCCATACTCGATGTATCTGGACGCAAGTTCAACGAGAAAAGCGCCGTGCCATTTTATGAAGGCCGTGAAGAATCTGCGTGCCATTACCTTATTGTTCTCGTTCATTCATCCATGCTTTTTATCCCGTTACTTATTCTTCCCCGAACCTCGTCAAGCATACTTAGGATAGTCTTGTAGTCCTCGATGCTCTTTTGAAACGACATCGGCGCTCCTTTATGCGTAACCCACCAAATGCAGTTATCTTTCGTGTCGGCAGTAATCGTAATCTTATAGTCTCTCTTGAACTTCATAGTCAACACTTAATTCCAAGTTTCTGTTGTAACCTTAGTAACGTCTTACCGACAAAATTCTGCCATTCCTCATCAGGAATCTCTATCGGCTCGTAACGTCTCACCAACTTCAGATGACCGCTATACTCCAGTTTCTCCATCCTCGGATTCTCGCAGAAATTCACCAGAGGTCCGTCTGAGACCTCTTTCAAGTAATACTGCTCACAAATATCTCTGATAGTCTTGTCCTCAGTGAGAGCATGCAGAATCACCAGAAAAAGAAAACCGTTATTCTGTTGTTCGCAGAATTCCTTGGTCGCCTCGTCGGTGTGATTAAGAAGTAATTCCATTACAGCTTCTCCTCCTGGATCAGCTAATTTAACAAGATTATCATCAATCAGATACGGGTTTCTGTTCCCTATTTTCCCGAAAGCCTCGTCTTTCGGAATTTTCCCAAATTCATTTCCCATAATCACTTGCCTTTAATATAACTAAAGAGTTTTTCTTTCCAACTATCCGGATCTGGATTGGATACTATGATTATTCGCGGCCCGTTTGGAACAGGCATCTTGTCCGCGATTCTTCCAAAAACATTTCGATATTTCTGAAACGTATCGTTTTAATTGTTCGATGTCGTTCATATCAAGAATTACATTGTACCATCGTCGAGGATGGTTATCTTTTCCACTTTCACGATGGCCGTTTCAGCACACCGACGGCTCCAGTCTATGCGATACTCGCCGTTCCATAGATAAGTGCGGACGGTTATCTCAAACGTGTCGCTCTTCCATGCGTCGCCCTTTGGTAAGTTGTACGGACGCTTCATGCAGATAGCCGGAAAGATAGCCATACGCACAAATGTCTGATAGTCCTCGCTCGTGCGGCACTTCATCGTCACGGCATACTGATTGTCGGGGTCGAAACGCGCCAGCACCTGACGGAAGTACATCCACGGAGTCTTGTCGTAGATTTCGCTTTCATCCTTCCATTCGCCCTCATCGTTTCGCCAGTACAATCCGAAGTCACGCTCCATGACGTAGTGAATGTTGCGCCGCTGCTGTTCCGTGCATTGCGGCCACACCTTGCTCACCATGTCTTCATAGACGCTCCATCTGAGGTGACTGCCAGCCATGCCGCCTTGCATCCACCACAGCACCTCGCGCCATTCTAATTCGAGTTTAATCATAGTTCGTCATCTTTGATTGGCTCCGTCTTTTCAAAACAAAGAATGGTTGGGCATTGGCTTGCGCTTGGATTATACCTCCATCCATCTGCTTGCAACTGCTTCACTTTCCTGTCGAGTGTTTCATTATCGCCAGCGTTCTCCGTGTTGACAAACGTCACCGTCTTCTTGACGCGGCAATGTCTTTTTACCATCTCGTCGTAGAAGTTCTTAGCGACCTCTGCACGCAGTTCGTCGTTAATGTTGTTTACTTTCCAAATGTAAATGGCCATCATTACAATCATGATGACCAATGCGATTATAAAATAATATTCTGTTGCCATAGGTCACTCTCTATAATCGTCATAAATCTCAATACATGGGTAGTCTTCGACGAATTCACCTGGTGCTGCCAAGATGATCTGCTCATCGAGTTTCTTGACGAACTCCATAATGTCGTCAATTTCAATCACCCACACTTTTTCTTTGTCCTTTCGCTTTCCTCTCCATTCGCCATTTGGCAAAGGTTCAAGGTCGGTGCTCCATCGGTTGAAGTCTTCCCATGCGTCCTTGTTCTCTTTCACTCCTGCTGTGCGATAGTCATACCTTGTGACCAATTCCCTTGTTGCACCTTCAACGGGTGGCGTTTCGCATCCCCATTGGCTTGTTCTTTCGATTATAAATTTCATAGTTCCTTATTCCGAATATTGAAAAATTTTAAGCCCGATTTTAGGGGCTTTTTCGCTTAATGTGTAAATAAATGGAGAAATAAGCAGGTTTCAATCCGCTTATTTCTCCGATAGTTCGCCGCAAAGAGGGCCGAGGCCTACGATGCAACTTGCGACACGTCTGCCGCCATTAGGTCTTTGGTCGGACGCATTTACTACACTTCCATGTCGCCCATCAGTTTTACTTCTTTATACCGCATATTCTTTTTAGTTACACGAAAAAATTCTTCACTCTTCACTCTTCACTTTTCACTTGCGAAGGCCTACGGCTCCAGCCCCCCGCCCGTGTCCTGAATTGGTTTTCAGAACTATAAATAATTTCTGTAACTTTACCTGATTTCTCTAACATTTCGCCGAGAAGTCCCTTAATTTTTTCTTTATTCCTCATAGTTTCTTTATCGGGAGTGATTTCAATTTTTCTAATTTTTGAAATTTCAGATACGATAGTCTTCAACAAGAAAACAAACAGAAGGTCACATCCGCCAAAGAAATAGTGAACGTGAAGGTCTCCGTGTTTCTCGTTATTCGTTGGATAATATAAAATCTTCAAGCAATAGATTTCAGTATCTTCCGATTCTTTATCTATAAGATTGTAGTGGTAGTGACAATGTTTCATAATAACCTAACTAAATAACCAAAACCTAAATTTTCTAATCTCTCCTTAGTGAATCCCATTCGCCTGAGATAGTTGTGCGTTGCCTGTTCAAATTGCTCAGTAGTCAATCCTTCATATTTATAGAACATTACCTTATGGTCTATTTGTCTCAAAGATTATCTATCAAACAAATCCTTATACTCGTCTGGCAGTTCCACGCCGATCCTCCTGAAAGCCTCGCGGTAACTCACCCCGTTATTCTCTAACTTCATCATCCAGTCGTACATCTTCGGTCTAAGCCTGTAAAGCGTCTTTAACTTCGCATTACTGATGTTCATCCCAAATCCACAGGAAATACATCCGCTCTGCTTATGCTCCAGTTTATCGTAAATCTCGCAGTACGATAAATTGTTCCTGTGTATATACTCCCACACGTCTTTGCTCGTCCATACGGACATCGGATAACTCGCCACACGACCACTGAACGAGTTGCAGCCACCTCTACGCAGATATTCCGCTTTCCTAAGCTCGCTTTCCTCTGCGACAAGACCTATCAGCGGTTTGCGTCCGGTCTCTTTCTCGTATCTATGAAACGGCTCCTTCTTCAGGAAATAGCAACACTTATGGCAAATCTGGAAATCTGCATCTACAAGCCACCTCCATTTCTTAGGTATTGCGAATGAATCACCGAACTTGCCAAGCCTCTTGTCCCTGATTTTAGTACCAGGCTTGCATGTCCTCGCCTCATATACGTACTCGCTTACTTCCTTTGATATAAGCGGGAAACCATAATTCTCCACGATTTCCTTGACCTTATACCGAGGACGTATCACTTCTACATTCGGCGTCTGCCTCACGAATTTCACTATCTCAGGCCATTCCTGGCCCGTCATACAGAAGACTGCAGGAAACTCCTTGTCAACGAATCTCCGTGCAATGTCAAGCAGTACAAGGCTGTCAGCACCGCCACTAAACGATACGTAGTATTTTTCTGCATATTTATACCCCCCCCCATTCATTTCTGCCACCTTTGCCATAAACGACTCGATGACTGATATTGAGTGGAATACTTTTCTTTCAAGGCTCCAGCACTGCATTTCCTGTAACTGCTTTACATCCATGTCTATCTTTTCTTTAAAACCTTTCTTGTATTGCCGATCACCTCGTTGCCTCTATACGCTTTCTCAGGAAGGACTTCTTTCACCTTCTGAGTATACTGGAGTATACGGCTAGCGATGTATACGTTTTCCTTGTCGTCAGCACTAAGCCGTTTTGCGACCATCTGCGCGGAAGCCTTGTCCATATCCTCGCCTACGATGATCTGCTGGCGTTTACCCATGTCAAACCTCGTCACAACCCAAGATTCGTCAGGCTCACCTACGACCTCACTGTCAATCATGCTCCTATGGAAGTGTATTACATCATCACCGTCGTCAGACGCAATCTGCAGCATCGAGCAGGTTTCGCTATGCAGGTTTTGGTCATCTCCTAGTCCCCATACCTCTGGAAGTTGCGCCCATTTCATGAACTGATGGTATAACTCCTCTGTCTCGCTGTTCATCTCCTTAACGGCATTACCCTTACTTGAATAGTACTTGCTCCAAAAACTCAGATAGTCGTCAAACGCCTGCTGAAACCTGTTATAGGCAACCCTTATGTCATGCTTCTTATCTGCGTGAAGCATCTCAAGAAGAAGGTTCACACTACCCCAGATCCTGTTTGAGACAACGTTTAGCGAATGCATGCCGCAAAGCAGCAAAGAAATCCTCTTGAACACACCAAGTTCCTTCGCCTTCTCAATATCCAATCCGCGGATGTGCGCATGCTCGATCCTGTTCATCACCTGTCTCCGAGCCTCCTCAGAAACCTTCAATTCAATCACCTGTTCTTCTTTCATCTTTTTTGTTTCCTTTGTGTTTTTTCTATCGTGGACCCACACGGACTTGAACCATGATTAGCAGATTATGAGTCTGCCGTCCTGACCTTTAGACGATAGGTCCAAAAATCCCCTCCTATCTTCACAGACCAGAGGGGGAACATCATTTATGTATCACATAATCAGTAGTGCCTTATGGCGCGGCTCTTGTGGGACTCAAACCCACGACCTATTCATTGATTTGTTGTAATTAGGAGCCACTTAATGAATCGCTCTATTCTTCTGAGCTAAAGAGCCTTATATATTACAAACTACCCCGCACTAATTATATAGTCACCCAATTGCACTCCGATTCCATAATCCTCGTTGTCGCTCCCGAAGATCCTGACGTGTTTCTGTTCGGCAACGCAGTCCGGCGTCGGTTCGAACATACAACAAGGGAAGTCGTAGGCGACCCAAATGCCCTTATCCTGGTCAAGTGTCTTCAGGAACTCTATATATTGTCTTACTGTCATACGCTTTATTTTAAAAATGTAACATTACACGTCCATTTCAACCATACAACCCCGATTTCCTTGAAACGAAAATCTAAAGCTATCGTTGGAATCAACACCCAAAAATCCAAAACTCCTTTGCTTATTTTCATATCATTTTTCGTCTCTAATTATTTCTTCAATCATTCTGATCTTTTTAATACACCCTTTAGGGATGGTCATGAGAGAACAGCACTGCTCTGGGTTGGTACCGTAGTTTTGTGCTATTGATATGTACTCATCTGTTTCTTTGATTATAACACCAAACGAAACAATATTTACTGGTTCAATATCTTCAGGCAAATTTGACAAGTCCATCCAACCCAGATCAGATGCGGTACTGTCTATCCATTCGATTTTTACTGCTTTTACTTTTGCTTTCATACTGCTTAGATGTTAAAATGGTTTATTACAACTCTTCGGATTGTCAAACCCGATGCAAATTCTATACTTCCATACATAGATTGAGTAGCCTGTTGTGCGAAAACTCGTTGCCCCACATGAGGGCTGTGAGCAAAAGCAATAGTCTCTGTGGATTCTAATCAAGGGGTCGCCTGGTAAGCGTGATCTGTGGTATTTTCTTATTGTCATGCTATATTAATGGTTGAATTATCCAATATATAAGTCCACCTGGGATAGCGATTTCGATACCAAGCCTATCTATTGCTAACACAAAGCAGGTAATATCAAGCATACCATGTGACTTGAAGCCATACCAAGAAAGGTCGGAGTGCCTGAATCTGTACCTTTCAACAAAGAATAGTATTATGTGTAGCACGACCCACACGATTAAGAATCTATATAATATAACCATACGCTATTCTCCTTTCTTTATTCCCTTACACCAATACCATTCTAATTTCCACCAAGTGAACAAGAAGTAAATATGAATACTGCCGTACACTTTGTTGATTGACAGTCTTGGTTTCAAGCCATATCCGCTATGTCTTACCCAGTAGATGTGCATACTGCTGTCAGATTGTTTGAAATGTCTATAAAAATGTGCGGACTTCTTAATATACTGCTCCATACGCTCTATTATTTTGATTTCGTTTCTTCGCAACATTTTACAATAAAAGATACAAGATAGGCATACGCTTCATCATTGCTCCAATCAGCTTCTATCCCTATATAATCACAGATGTAGGCGGCAGCGTGGACTGCCTCATGCGCCATGTTACATGACGTCATAGCATCCTTGTTTTCAAATCGGATTAGCACGCCTCCATTATTTGCTTTGTCACCTGTATTGTATGTCACCCCAAAACTTGACTTTTCTTCTACAAACTTATCACCACCTATATATCCATTTGGGAACGTTTGATTTAGTTCTTCCAACGTGGCATCATACGTTATCCACACCTTTCGTGGATATATTATAAGGTCATATTCATATACCATAACTATTTATTTTTTTATGAGGGGATCTGAAGAATCGAACTCCACATAACAAGATATAAGCACCTTCACTACAACAGAACTTTTAGAAAGAGAGTGCTTCTGCTGGTAACATCCTTATACTTCTGTTGATTCAGTTCTTGTTAGTCACCAAGAAATCCCCCTATTAGTTCTTATTCCTTAATATAGTTTCTAAAATCCCCTATAAACTTACGCTCATCAGTCACACTCTGAGACCAATAGTCTATCAGATGTTCCTGTAAATATTCACAAGCCTTCTCAATTAAGGCATCTTTTCGGGTGTATTCAATATCTTCATCTGTCAGTCGAAATGTCAGCCAATTTGCACCGACCTCTCCTTTTGCCGTCGGGTGTAGATAAATCTTCTTTGGTGCTTCGTTTGATTTCATAACTTATCTATTTTTTAGTTATTTCAACTCATCATAGTCAGGCTCAGGCCACTGGTCATTTCTTATGATAACTCCTTTAATATTTGTTTTGCCATCAATATAGGCATGAACCAATCTATGTGCTCCATCAACTAATTTGAGCTCCTCATCAAGAATAATTGGGTAGGAATAATCTGCTTTTAGAACTAACTGCATTTCCTTTGCAAGTTCCAGAAAACTTCCAATGTTCCAATAATTGTCTTGCTTTAAGAATGACTCTACGTTTATATCTTCTTGCGGATTGTCTTTGGTTGCTTCCCAAAGTTTAACATCCTCCCATGACTTACCTGCTTTGTAGTAATATCCGTACATGTGTTACAATTCTTTTAATTTTGTTTCAAGTTCAACTAACGGTTCAATATCATAAGCACATCCACTTATAACTTGACGTAATTCAATAAGTTGCTCTTTACTCGGCTTCCAAGTGTTCTGAGGTCTGAGGGAGTGAAGAGCAGATAACACTGTATGTTTATCAACTCCGCCCCAGTTGTTAAAATGGTTGTTCTGTTCCACAAAAGCAATCGCAGCTTCTAAGATATTTTTGTCCAACTGAGTTAATTCAACTTTTGGCTGCACCCTGTTCTTTAGAGATCTAAGCAAATGGTAATAATTGTCGAACTCTGTCTGACTGACATCTGCGTGGGTACGCAATCTTGCGATAATATCTTTAACTAGGTTCTCGTCCTCTATGCTCCATTCCTGGCTTGACGTATATAATTCTTTACGAGCGAGATCGAGAAGTATTTTCGCCTCTTCTTTTGCTTTCTCAAGCATCCCTTTGCTGCTCATCACTTCCGGATCATACTCTTCAATACATCTTAGCACAGCAAGCTCAAACTCGGTAGGATCTTGTTCTGGAGTGATAACAAAAAGAGAAGATTTTTTGCTTGCATCCTTGCATTTCCCATCAAGCGTATAACTTCGCATCCTTTCAAAACCGCCACCGGGACACTTTACCAAAGCAACAATTAAGGCCCCATTTGAGGTATTCATATCCCAACATACGATCCTCACTTCGTGTCCGCTTTTCGTTACCACCTTGTACTCGCCGCTTTCGATTTGCGGCCTCAAACTAATATCAAATCGACGTTTCATAATTTCAACTGTTTTCAGCCCTTAACTTTTCTATAAGCAGTTCTTCATCCTCGTCAGACATACGATAGTCAGGCTTAAAACCAACGAACCCCCAACAATAGCAAGCCATATCTTCACACGGCTTACCGTGCTTCTCGCAAAACGCCTGGTCTAATTCTATGCCGTTTTCTTGTACCTGCCTGTTTACACACCAGATGCAAGACAAACCCGTGTCACTTATTCCTGCATAACAACGCTGTTTCATAGCTTTATTTTTTCACAAACAGCACTTTGTCTCCATAATAAATTAGGAGTGCCACGACCAAGCCGGGCCAAGAGCAAGCCGAGATTAACAACGCAGCAAACACGACAGCGAAAGTAACTTCCTGCCCCTTATCTATGGCACGCCATAATAACACCAAATCAACAACGACACCTATAATGTAGGCTGCTACTAAAATCAAATTTTCCATACGCTTTTCTTTATTTACTCTCTACTATCTGTCTATTTAATTCTGGTAAAAACGACCTGTTTTCCGTCTTTGCGGTTGATAGGTGTGCATGCATGTCCGTGCAAATAACACGAACCATTGTAGTTCCGCCTGTTATGATTTCCATGAACGACACTTGCATACCAACAGCCGGTGCATGTCCGGCCATCATCTTCGCTTTCCCTTACCTCAAGAGTGTATTTCCCCTCCCGAAAGGTAGAGCCTATAGAATCGTATTTCATACTAATTTTTCTCCCCGATTAATTTTATGATTCACATCTTCGACTATTCGGAAGTCAACTTGCCTCCCGCACAAGAATGTGTTATAATAACCCTCTATCACGTATCCGTCTTCCGACAAATGTTCGTTGATGAATTTCCTACGGAATACACTATCAAAATGAGCATGTACAAACCACACAGCACAATCATCATCTTCCACACGTCTCAGAAGTTCTTCTTCTGTAAACTTGGTCACATTATAGAAAAACGGGTCACTTTTTAGATGGTAAAGTGGGCTTACTACATAAATTGTAATCATACCGCTATTTTTTCTTTCTTAGAAAGTTTCTCACATAGGGCCTCGCATAAGACACGACTCATATTCACCTCAACGGCATTGCCTATGAATTTCTTCTGCTCAGACTGTGTGCCGATAAGCACGTAGCTTTCAGGGAAGCCCATGATTTTCTTGAGTTCTGAGACTTTAAGCATACGCATCTTTATGTCGACGATGTTGTAAATCGCCATAAACTCCTTGATCTTGCGAGTCATCGGCGAATCATTCTCAAAGATGGCTATGCCTACTTCGCCCTGCTCTGTGCAAATGAGATAAGGCGGCATCTTGTCCATACGCGCTATGAGAGTGAAGCATGGATTATCAACGCTACCACCCTTTGACGTAAATTGTGGGTTCATCAGATAGTGCCACTTTCTGTTGGCCGTGATAGTCTGACAAGGCTCCTCTACAGAACTTCCCACATTACCGAAGTTTGTATTCATTACCCAAGGCTTGACATTCACGAGATTCTGCTTCGGATTCGTAAGGATAGCTGGTGCCGGCTTATCAATATCGCTTAGCTGACCGCCGCCAGAGAACTGATTAGCCAGGAAGCAACGTACAAGCGAGATCCGGTCCTTAGTCGTAACCGTTGGTGCTGGATCATCTACGGACGTATTGAAGCCGTTGCCGTAATACTCTGACATAAACTCTGCACCTACGAGTGCGTGGTGGTCTTTGACCGTAACGGTCCCTGCGGGGCTGTCAACAGATATGTTGTGATCCTTTCCCCCATAATACTTTGACAGAAAAGATACCTGCGCTATACCTAAGCGGTTCTGACAAGCGACCGTAGGGGCAGGATCGTCTATTGAAGGAGCAACATAGTGACCGTTCTTGTTCATGGAGTTATACTTCACAATGAAAGCAGCAAATGCTTTCTGTGACATCCCTGCGACGAACTTGATGAGTCCTGCGTATATGCGCTCAAGCGTCTTCTCGCATAAAGGCTTCTTGCGACAGAAGATCGACTCACCCTCATCCTTGAAGTCAAGGACCTCACGCACAGGCTTCCACGGTAGATACTGGCCTGGGAAAAGATTGCCGTAAAGTTGTGACGCAACAGCCACATCAGACCTGGCGTGCGTCTGTTGAGGGAATACTATCGGAAGTCCTTCTTTTGCGAACTGCCCGAAGAACCTCTTGCGTGAGGTATACGCTCCGAAATCTGCAGCATTGAGGATCTTCCAGTCGTAGTCATAGCCGTAACTCTTCACCTTCTGCACCCAACGAAGATAACAGGACCCCTTATCCTTCGAAATCGGCTTCCCGTTCTCGTCAAGCTCTCCCCAACACATAAACTCCTCGACGTTCTCAATCTGAATCCAGTTAGGACGGATGGCTTCGATATATCTGAAAAGATGTTCTGCAAGCGTCCTGGAATCAGCATCACGCGGCTGACCGCCTTTTGCTCTGCTGAAATTGGTACATTCAAGGCTCGCGTGAAGTAAAATGTACGAACTTGGATGGAATGCTCTGACAGCTTCGCATAATTGCTTCAACCCGCTTGTGTCAAGCGTTCTTATGTCTTCGATGTAATGAAGTGTGTTGGCATGATTAGCGGCATGTGATTTAATAGCATTAATATCATGATTGACACACGCTATCACCTTTGCACATTTCTCGCCATTAACCTTTGCTAATTCTATACCAGTTGTTTCGCCACCTGCACCACAAAATAGGTCGATTGCAAAAATCTTGTAATTAGGACATGTCCTAATGTACTGAATTTGTTGCTGTAAGTTGTTGGTCATGTCTATATTTTCTAAGATGTTTTCTAACTGTTGAACCGTCGATTCCGAAAAACTTTCCAAATTCCTCGGTTGATGTGCCTCCTGCTCCACAGAAAAGGTCTATATAAAGTAACCTGGCTCGATTCATCTTGTATTATTTTGTTTATTCTGCCCATTATGTCAGGCCCTTTTCACTCCTACGTTTATGTGCCCTCTCACGATAATATCAGGATCACGACTTTGCCTGTCTACCTCAATATTAACAAACTGCTTAACATTATCAAGGATTCCGTAAATACACTCTTTCTTTGCACGATCCACAATCTCGCCCTCCGACAATATGCCTGGAGCCTGCCACATAGGAATGCCTCTAATTCTCATCATTTCATCATTCATACGGGCTTCATACAATTCGGACTCTCCTAAAATGATACATTGTTCTATCTTTTTTACGTCAAATGTTACAATATTAAGAGCCTCCGTAGGAATGCATGGAATCTCCCTCGTTTCCCATCGTGTCTTATAGCGTATCTTACATACATAGTTGATAGGATAATAATAGTTCGCCAACCTCTCCAGCTTACCTCCAAGCCACTTCTTCCACCTCGGCTTCAAATCTGGCCCGTCCATACAACACGCTATCGTGTAAAGGACAAACAGCGTAATTATCGTAATCGTCATAGTCAACTTTTACCTCTCTCAAACCTAAAGTCTCTGCAAGCATCAGCCAGTTCGTTCCCGTCAGGACAGAAGCGGCGCAGCATCGCCATCGTCAGCCCCGCCGACATGCCGCTGTGACCTGCACTCATAAATACATCATAAGCCTTTTCAAGCCGTTCGGCAAACACAATGGTCTCATCACGCATAATCTTGCAGCAGTCAAGAACCTGTTGCAGTTCCATTCCCCTATAAATGTCACCAAGACGGATGGGGACAATCTTATCCCAATACACCAATTCACTTTCAATGACAAGACCACGAGCCTCGTTTCGGTATTTCTCTGTCAATTCAGGAATACGAGCCTTATGCTCTGCTTCCTCGCGCTCATACTCTTCTTTTTTCTTTTGGCAATAGGCATCATGCTCTGCTTTCGTCACACCAACGATTCTCAGATATGCTTCATCTATGGTGTCAGTGGACAGCAAATACTTCCCATTGAACTCCATGCGGCAATCCTCACCACATTCTTTTGCCATTTCTTTCAATTTCTCCAAGCACGAACAAATGTCGCCTCCATAAATTTCTACTTCTCTCATACTCTTATTTCACAAACTCATTTACCAAACTTACTACTTTCTTCACATAGCCGCGAGTCATCTCAATCACGTTTACCTCCGGATTCTTTGACAAGGCACAAATTAGAAGAGGATTATGCACAACTGCTATTATCTGTGTCTGCTCCTTGTGGAATGACAAAACGCTAAGTATCTGCTGCATGTTATCCACATCAAGATTCCTGTCAGGCTCATCCATCATAATCGTCCACTCGTCAGCACACTCCACGCGATGACTATTGATATACTCAACATACTGAGGCCACAACTTGTCAAACTGGTTGTAATCGTATTTCAGATTTACCTTTCTGCTGAAAATATACTGAAACAACGAGTTAAGAGCAATATTCACCCCCTCACCTGTTGATGAATGTCTCTGCTCAATGAACGTACCGAAAGACGTAAAATCCTTCATCACACCATCATTTGTGCGCTCTGTAGCGTGACAAAGACGGAAAATGTTCTTGTCGTAGTCACCATAGACATCAACACCGTCAAGAAAAGAGTCTTTCAAACCGAACAATTTACTTACGTTGCTGTTATACATTCCCTTGCCGCATTCTATCTCATCGACCATTGCATAATGTCGTATCAGATTAAGCAGGGTCGTCTTCCCTGAACCATTCTCTCCAACGATGACATTCACTCCTGTCTTAAACGTATATTCAGTACCATTCTTGAAGTTATCAAGTTCATGCAGGTATTTGAGTGCGGCGTTTTTGTTGTCTTTTATTACTACTTTCTCTATCATAATCAAATGCCCTATTATGGCGGGAATTGGTCATATCCAATCAATTATTGTTTTTTCTTTGTAGCCTTTCTGCCATACAAACCATGCATAGGCGGCTGCAGAACCTCCATGCTGCCTCATGTAGTCAAAGTCTCCATTCTTCGCGCACAGAATACGCTCAACGAACTGCAAGACCATCATTGGCGGCTGCTTACTATATAAGTCCTTGTATCTCCTTTTACCCTCCAGTGCTGTCGTCTTCAGGAACATACAAACCAAATCACCTTCTCTACAAAGCTGCAGGGCGTGCAAAATCACCTCAAGACTATATTTGTATGGTGGATTTGTTACTATCGCAAATCTCTCAGGACAGCCATTTTGCAGAGAGAGAGAGAGAGAGAGAGAAGTAGGTAGAGTCAGCATCTCAAAGAAGTTCTGCACCTCTCCATAACCTCGATCTACGATATCATAAGAAAATACCTCATGCCCAAACTCCTTCAGACGTTCAGAAAGATGCCCTTCCCCGCAACACGGCTCTAAGATAACTCGCGGCAAAGCAACCTTCTTCACAAGGTGATCTATTGCGCTTGGCTGGGTTGCGTAATAGTCATGTTCCTCACGTTCGTTTTCCGTATGGTTGCTTGCGCCCAACGTAGTGAACACGCTTTTTTTGTTACCGGTCCAATCTTTCCCCATAGTTTCCTTTCTCTGATACTACAACATCAAGTGGTGTCCACTCTGAGAAATACACGATTTCTTTATTCTCTCTATCCATGTCTGTATTGATTAAAATATTCAAAATGATAACCTGCCGCCAGGTTACCTGTGCGTATACTTTTGTAAATACTTACGGGGTTGATGCCCATCTTTCTGCAGCAGTCCATGACAGAATCGAAGACATTACCCGTCTCTACGCAGCGTACCTTGTTCGCAAACGGTTTCCCGTTCCTGTAGAACGGCATGGAAGGTATGGCAGGCATTACAATCTCTTCCTTGCAAAAATCCGAAGTCTTCATTACCTCAATTTCGCTGCCTGGGTGAAGCATCTTTATCGTCAACAACTCCACCAGATCCTTTGACCAGCTAAGGTCAACGACCTTGCCTCCCTTTGATACGGATATTAGATAATTCGTCTTACACATAATTCAGTTCAATTGTCAGTTTTACAGGATTATCGTCCCATGTCAGCCGAGGCATCTGAAAACCTTCCGACGCCATCATCATGACAAGCATGGATATGCACCCTACAGATTCTCCTACCCATACCCCTAACCTTTCTTCTCTCTTAGGCATGGTGGTGAATATCCTGCCCTGCCCCTTCCTGGAGACAGCGTAGAAAATATCTTTTACCATTTGCTATAGTTTTAGATTCTTTAGTTTCTCGCAAAATTCTGTTAGCTCCTCTGGAGTAAGGAAGATGCCCTCTGTTACGCCACATCTGCTATGCGATACGTAATAGCAAGGCCCCTTCCTGTCTTTCTTTATGTCAACCATTCTGCCCGGCTTCCTCTTTGCCTATCGAAAGATGCTTGCCAGTCTCCAGGACATCCAGGATCTGAGTCTTAACGATGTCTGCGATCTCATAATCCTCTGTAGATCCTTTATAGACGACATCAATTACCGCCTTACGTGCAGCCTCAATGCTTGACGCCTGAACCATGTGGTATCTTTGTGTAACCTTCTTCTTTGTACGCGTCCCTCCCTTTCTTGTGCGTATACTTGTCTCTGAGGATACAGACACCTTCACCTTGTAAAAGTTTGAAGCAGCCAATTCGTAGCTGAAACATATCTCTCCGTATTTCGGACGTATCATCGCACTCACCGTCTTGATAGGCTTGTTCGCATAAACAAACTCCTTACGGATTCTATCCTCAGCATCCATGAAAGAAGATGCCTCTATGATATAACCCTCCTTAACGTCCTTGTAAATCCCTTTGGCGTTCGCCGTGGAGAAAACGACGACAGCCTCCATCCAAAAACCACTACGATTCCTAAAATTCGTTGTTTCCATAAACTTTTTTTTGATTATAAGTAATTTCACTTTTATTCCTCTGCCTGCGCTGAGTTTCTATCAGCCCATCCGTTAGCCTTGTATACGAATTTCTCAGCCTGGATCTGAGTGGAAAAGTCCGTTATGAAGTCGCATATCCGAGTTCCGTCTTCACTGATCTTACTGACTTTCCAAACACCCCAGGAACGTCTGTGAGGCTTATAGAAAAACTGCCCTTCCTTTAGCTTTGATGTATCCATCTGAAATAGATTTTTATTCGTACCCATGAGACTCCTTGAAAGAAGTAAACTGCCATTCGATAGAATCCCTCTGAGACTCAAGTCCTACACGTATAGCCCTGTTCTGCGCAGACATAACGACATACAGAACACAAAGCACCAACAAGAAGCCACCAAGCGCTATATGCGGGTTCCTGGCGACCCATCTCACAGACAGGTTCCATAACCACACAAGCACACTTGCGATACCATTCATTACGGCAAGTAAAAGCCGCACAATACCTTTTAACAGGTGTGTAGCAGCCTTTGAAAGATAAAGCCACCACTCACTAAAACTGGAAAAAACTCTCATATTTATAAGTTTTTGAGTTATTGTATATGTCACCTATCTTGCTTTCTCAGCCATATCGTTCACCAGCAAGTTGAACTCGTTCGGGCTGCTTTTAGGTATAAAATCTGCATATATATCCATGTCCGTGCCTTTCGCATCCGTGTATGCCTTTCCCATTACACGTGTTTCAGGGAACATACATCTGTAATACCACTTCTGACATGTCGTCGTGTTGGCATAGATGTTCAGCGCTTTCCTTCCGTTATTCCTGCACCAATTGACAGCATACACTGCCGCTAGAATCTCGCAGTTGTATTGATCAACTTCGACAACATACCCGTCATACTCCCAGGAATCCTTGACGGCCCATGCCACCTTATGCACGACCCTCTGTTCGTCAACGATGACAACAGAACACTTGCCGATACCGTTGTCGTAACGGCCTTTTATGTAAACCTCTGTAATCATAGTACGCCTATAATGATTTGTTAAATTATTCAGAAAGGAAGATCGGAGTTGTCTTGAGCGTCAAACGGCAACTCAGACTGAACCGCATCCTCGTTCCATGAGTAAATAATACTTTCTGTCGGGCTGTTCCTCAACCTGTTACTCTCCATCTCGAAGTACAATTTAGCGAACTCCCCTACAAGACTACCCTTTGACCTGAATTTCCCGATCTCAATGGCATTTGTACATCCACTTGTAAGTATTTCGTTATATGTGAAAGAGTTGAGGACCCCCTTCGCATTATTCCTGAAATCCTGGTTAATGCGATGCATGAGCATCACATTATCAGCCTTGTTGCTGATATCACCGCTACCACTGATATTGTCTACACGGATGAAACCTGACGACTTGTTGGGGTGTGCAACGATATGAATATGGATATTCAGTTCCTTTGCCAAATCCTCCAACTTCTGCATAAGGATGCCCTGACGGTCATACTTGTCTTGGTCAAGCTCCCTATAGTTGAGTACCATCAGGTTATCGAGATATGCGACGTCCAAGTCCTCTGTTTCCTTCAGGCGTCTAAGCTGCTCACTTATCTGCATGAAGTTGTCGCCGTACTTGTTATTGAAAAGCCACACGTAATTGTCAATCCACTTGTCAATCCTTTCGGCTATATAATCAGGGGTATAAAAATAGTCGGTCTGCCCGTACTGTCTGTTATACTGCTTACCCGCAGCCTGCAGATAGAGCCACTGCTTAAACTGGTGGTCAATCAACTCGCCTGTCCATATCGCATTCTTGTATTTCTTGTCTGATGAATTCAGAATAAGATTACTCAACAACGATGACTTTCCGCAGCCACGGAAACCACTCCAAACAGTCACGTCACCACGCTTGAAACCAAGTGCTCGCTTGTCTATAACCGGTATTCCGGAAGGAATAAAGTCTGCGAGGTCGATCTTCGGCTTCCTGATGTCAGACATCTGCAGCCAAATATGGCCTTTTTCGTCCTGCTGCACCAACGGTTGCGAAGGAGATGCAGCCTGCCGGAACTGCTGCTTGTATATCTGCGGCATGGGCTGCTCGATATGGCTGTATGCGTCAGGCTCAAACAAAAGCCTTACATCCTTCCACGTCTTGCCGGAACAACTGTTATGAAAGCACAGGAAGCCGATCGCGCCATTGTCGCGTTGGAATATTACGGCATCCTTATGCTTGTGCTGATCATTGAAAGGACAATGGTCCAGTATGTATTTCGTTCCACCAGCGACACGTTCCTCCTTGTATCCGAGGCCGTGATTATTCAGGAAGGAGACAAGATCGAACCGCTCCGTTGAATAGTTGTTGTATCTGTTCGGCACAACCTCCTCGTTCGGATAGAGGTCTGCGATCTTCTTGAAATACGCCAACTCCGTAGGCTTCACGTTCTGCGGAATATGTACGATCTGAGACATTCGCCACGGACGGTCTATGGAATTCTCGCCCTTCATGGCCATCGTGCCAGGCAGCTTACATATACGGCTCAGGTTAAAAACCTTCTCGTCCACCTCCACATGCTCGTCGCTGAACATAAGAGACAAGACCTTGATGAAGTTCTTAATTATCTCCGTCTTCTCAGGTTCAGCACCGATCATGCATGGCAACGTCACATGGTAACCGTTACCGCTGCGCCCGACAATCGGCTCGTTAAACCCTTGCGACATCAGATATCTATAGAGATCAACGGCTTTCTGATAAGAGTAATTCAACTCTTCCTCGCTGGAACCGACACCTGCCGGACGCTTCGGATCAAGGTCTATCAAGACATGTGTCCTTCCGTCAATATCCAGGTCACCGGTCGTCGGTTCTCGCTTGACAAGTATGATCTTGTCTCGCTGCGCTCGGCTATAACAGGCATCTTTTATATGGTTGAGCGTAAAGTATATCTGGGCATGTGGCATGTTGGCATAAGGCTCAATAGCTGCCATAAGAATGTTTATATCCTTGAAATAGCCGCTATATGTCCGCTGCCCGTCCAAAATCCTTATCTCAGTAAGCTCATTGCCATTTTTAAAGACGTCCCACCATTTGAATATTTCCTGTTTGTTGATCATAAAACATTATTCCCATCTTGGTTCATCCGGTCTGACAGGCGTCTGTTCAAACAGGGAAGGAGTATTCTCTCTCGTTTTCACCTCCCACGTCCGACATGCAGCCTTCCAGTCTTTCATTTTATTCCGGCCTACCATCCAACCGTTACTCTCATAGTATGCATGGAACCTCTCCGCGTCGATATGATAGCCCATTCTTGTGATGTAGGCATATACCTCATCGACCGTTGGAGGAGTGAAACCTTTCTTATTAGATACGTTAGTATCTATAATTTCTTTTATGACAACATTGTTGTCAATATTTACATTATCATTAACAGCTTCGTTTGCTACATTTTGCTTATTGTTGATAGCAAATTTAGCATTTGCTTTATTTTGCTTACTTTTGCTAATTCCTCCTTTTCTTCCGCTCTCCTCTCTTTTCTTCTTAATTTCAAGCCATTTACTTTTATCCCTGTCAAGTTGTGGTTTGATAAACGACATTGCCACCTTTGCTTGATCCGATAAACTTAGATTGTCGGAACAAAAAACATCAGCCATAATAGCATCGTATATTTCAAGTCTAATATTATCATCCAACATCTTTATGGCATTATACCAATCAGCATAAAACACAAACGATTTTATTTTTTTTTCGTTCATAATTATAAATAATTAAATACCAAATTTCATGTATAAGCCATATTCATTAGTAAAGAGGAAACGCGGACTTGTCAACAACATCCTCATTCTCTTCCTCCCTTCTTGGTATGAAATGCGGGCACGGAGCAAAACAGACGAGAAAGTCGCACCTGTCAAGCATACCTGCATATTTACGGTAGAAGTCATGATCGTAATACCTGCAGTTCTCGCGCTTTTTACATGTGTGCTCAACATAGTTCGCGTCAAGCTCAATACCGTGGCAATACCAGAACTCAATCATATACTTTATGTTAAAATGAAATCCTGCGGATGTGAGACCGCAGGATGATACCTATTCCATGTTGTCAAAGTATTAGCTGATCCCCGCTATTTCTACTCATCTGAGTATAGCGGCGGCAGGCAGACTCAACCGCCTGGCGCCTGAAAATAAAACCAAGAGACCTACTGGGCCGGGGGGAAAGGTAATTGCTGTCCCTGCGGCTGTGGTGATGGCTGAGGCTGGAATGGTGCAGGCTGCGGTGCAGCAGTCGGTTGCTGCGGGAACGGAGCCTGGCCATTAGCAGGCGGATAAACTTGCTGTGGGGCGTACGGCTGTTGTCCAGCGCGATCCACCTTCCATGCCTCGATAGAGTTGAAGAACTTGCCAGAGTTCTCAGGGTACTCCCGGCACGAGATGTTTAGATGAAGCGTAACGGTCTCGCCCAATTGCAGATTCAGTTCTTGAATCTTATTCCCGCTAACATCGAACACCATACGCTTCGGGTATTGTCCATGCTCATGCTCGATAATGTAGGATGCACGCTGCCACTGTGTTCCTGTTCTCTGACTTACCCCCTGCTGAAGAGGGAGTGCTTGCACAATAGTGCCTGAAATCAATACGTCACTCATAATTTTTCTCTTTGTTTATGCGAAATTTTTATATCTAAAACCACCTAAGATTTTCTTCGAACTCGTCTTTGTTCTCATCGAGGATGAAAGACTGGTAAAGTACATCCTTCACCTTTTCGTAAAGCTGACTGAACTCAGACTCTGTTAGTTTGTCAAAGGCAACCGACTTGGGGATATCAATCCATTCGTTACGTGTCCGGTTGAACACAGGCTCACAATGACCCGCGGAGATCTCAACTGTTTTCCGGAAGCTGTCCTTGCTGTCGTAGAAGAACTTCTGTTGTTCCTCGCTAAGAAACTCCCAAGCGCAGTTAATGAGCGCGAAATACTTACGGAGAAAAGCGTAGTTTCTGTACTCCTTAATGGTACACTCAACAATACTGCCGCGCTTCAGCGTTTTCAACTGATCCTTGTCTTCGTCTGTGGCGGCAACAAGTCCCATGCCTGTCACTACGAGATTAACCTTCATGTTTCTTTTGCTATTGTTATCTTCAATGAGCCGGAACGCTCGGAGTCCTTCGTATACTTCTTGTAAAGATCCGGATGCTCTACCTCAAAACGTTTTGCGTCAAACGTCTTACTCGTCGTTGGAAGCACTCTCGTCAGTTTTACCTTCGAGCCTGTCCAACTCTTAACGCCAGCTTCCTCCATGAGCTTATATAAGCCTTCCTTCAGAAGTTTCGAGCGCTCCTGCATCTGCTTAACAGCCGTCTCTATACAAACGATCTCATTCTCTACCTTTGCAAAGGTGGCAGGGAGAGTACCGTATGTGGCTTGGATATCAAAAGGCTTCGCCTCCTTATCTGCAGCAATAAGAAGATCTAAAGCCTCGTCAGCCCAGGGGTTCAGTTCCTCAAAGCGCGACTTGTCTTCACGCAACCACATCACGTAGATGCCGGCCACTTTCAGTCCAGGGTTCTGTTTCTCAAAGAACCGCTTGCAGATACTCTGCTGACATGTCACGTTATCAATATGGAGGACGCTCGTCCTTTTAAAATCAACTAGAATAATCCCACCGTCAGGTTTCATCATAACCTTATCAACAGCAGTCGCGTAATCTTCCTCGTCACTAACGATGTATTCAGTCGCAAGGACGGTAAGGTTGTTCTCTGCCTTGATGCGGATGTAGCTCTGCAACTCAGGAAGGTCGCTCATCGCTCCGAGTTCGTCGTATAGCTCTATCGTCTCGTGCATGTTACTACCCTTAGCCGCCGCATTAGCAAGGATTTCCTGCCATTGCTCCTCAGTGTAGTTGCTTGGGCGTTTATAGGTGTCAGGGTATGCACGGCTGATAAGCGTAGACGTTATTCCTTTCAGTTCCTTATCACCGAACCAATACGTATGATCGTCGCTCCTGAACGTTACTGGAGACTGATTTAATACTGGTATTTCCATGACATCACGATTTTCCGTTCTTTGCTATCTGATCCTTACGTGCCGTTACCGCACCTGTAAACTGTGCGTTCTGCCAGAGTTGGGGATATTTGTTCCATACACCCAAAAGAGCATCATTGCTGCAACAGGCGACAATCTCATTCATAATCTCCTGAGAAAACACAGCCTGTGGCGCAGGCTGCGTAACAACCTGCTGTACGTTCTGCTGCTGCGCAGAATAATCCTGCTGAGAATACTTGTTGTCAGCATCAGCGATACCACCAGAGAAATATACATCCGCAGCGACACCGAGAGCCTTCATAGCTACAGAAAGAGCGTCTGTAAGAGAGCACTTATATCCCTCATCATTCGCGTAATTTCCATTCTTCCCAACTTCGACAAGCGTGGCGCCACCTGTTCCAGGAATAGGATCACTCCACTGATCGTCAACCTTGACATAAAGATTTATATTCGTGAAAGCCTTGACCTCCTGCCCATATACCTCTTGCCATTGCTTAACGATTTCGTACTTCCATCCAATACCGCAAGGTCCGAAAGACTCTGTAATAGCACGGATCCTCCAGACGGGATTTATGTCAGTCTTTCCTTTCAGCCTTCCCGCCAATATAGGTCTTAAAGCCTCCTGCGGGACTTTTTGAAGCTGTTCGTAAAAACGCAGGTTATTCCCCTGTATCTTAGTTTCCTTTTTCTCTGCCATATCTCATTGTTCAAACGTTAAAGATTTTTTCTTCTACCATATTCTGCGATTAGCAAACTATCGACCTTATTGTCATCAATCTTCTTGCAGCGCTCGTTCTTCCGAAGGTCGATGTTCGGGAACAGACGGCGGGCCGCATTGATTGACGTCGACTTTGTATCGACAACCTTTTGTTTTATCTCCTTATCGCCACGCAAGACGGTCTTGTATGAGACGATCATATCCTGATTGATCCATATCTCCTGCTGCCATGTCTTAGGCTGTACGAGTGTGTATGGTATCTCGTTGGCTATCAGAAGCCCTTTCAGGACGCCTTTAATCTCTCCGAAGTGAAACGTGCTTTTCGCACTTGCCCCATAAATACTGTGGACGTCCTCAAGCACAGCCGTAACGCCCAATGACCGTTCCTTAATACTCCTAAATATACGATTCAGGTCCAAGTCGTCATTTTCGTCGATGGAATAGAATTCCTTTTCGCCGTTCGGGAAAATGGCCGTAACAAAACCGATCATCCCAGGATCAATACCGATATAAGTCTTTTCCATAATCTATTGTATTATTTGCTTCATTAGATCCATACACTTCTCCATTAGCTTCACTTTCCCGTGAACCCAATTAACCGTACACTGGAAGTATCCTCCTTCCCATGCCTCCTCTGCAGTGGCTCCCGGATGTTTTGAAAGCCACTCTTTCATCTGTTCCTTATATGTCATACTAAAAAATGTTTTGTCGTTCAGAAAAAGATGCCCGTCTTTCACAAGAGGGGCATCCGATAAAAAATAACAATTCATCCATTGAGAATCAATAAACACTTAAAACCGAAATTACCTGTACCTGCGACATGGTTCAGCATGAAGCAGGCTATATGTCTTCGCAAACGGCAAGAAGCCGCATGCTGATTCTCTTTATCATTTTGCATTTCTGCAAACACGGAATATGATTTATTTTTTCGTCATACACCGTGACCCGATTTCAGCCCTGACGATAATCACCGCAACCATATTGCTATACCGCCCTCCTACTCTCAGGATTAGCCATTGTCAATAAATCAAAGAACACTGCACGCTAACGTTTAGCCATCGACGTCTTCCTATATCCCCAGCCGCACTCTTGGGACGTGCCGTTATCTATTCGAAAATATCGAACTCCATTTCCTACATCACCTTCCGTGATTGTACTTCCGGTGAAATGTCAACCAACTTAACCGGTCGTATGCCAGCACGCGACACCCATCTCATAAGGCCACGATCCGTAAACACAAGCCGCTTTCCGACCTTTGTATGCGGGATCTCGTCGATCTTTGAGTAGATCGTGCCAATAGGGATGCTGGTGAATGCAGCAGCCTCCTCTATCCCCATGCATTTCGGAGGGAATATAAGGTCCAGAAGCTCATCGTCTTCTTTAATAGCCGACACAAGATATTTAGCCTGCATCTCTGCTATCTTCTGCATTTCGTAGCTGTTCATGCTCTTTTGGGTTAATTGTTGTTTAATATTTATAGTGTATCTACCGAGATCCGCACTTTCACTACACCGTTCTCGGACTGCTCAAGCATATCGTGTATACTGTCCCATACGAACTCGCCAATAATTTTTGCCTCTTCGCCTGTAATCGCGACGGATTTCTCCGGTTCGAGGTGACCTTCAACTTCGTTTCCAATGATGGTGATCCCGTTACGGAACTTCTCAATTCTTATCTCAGAATTCTTTGCCATAGTTTTAGTGTTTTATAATTATTGTCTCTTTAGGTTGCTGTTATCATTTGTTCAATACAGGTACGTCACCTTCACGCAGCGCACGGATGGTAACGATATTCCTATCAAAGAACTTCTTGTGTTCATAACCGACAATACCGTCCGGCATCCCCTTCCGTTTCAATGTAGACAATGCCGCGGCAACCGAATACATCTTGTCGGCATCGCAATTGAAACTTTCAGTCGCACCAGGCTTAATGCCTTTTATTTGGTCTAAATTTACAGTCATAAGTCTTAATAATAACTAATTAATTTTTAGGTTTCTAAAAAAGGCTCGCAGTTTCAGGTGTTTTTTCTACCTTTGCGCTATTAAATCGTTTGGGCGGATTTACATCCTCATCAGCGATGGTCGTTTGTGTCAGGATTAACTAACCGACTGCAAATATACGTAATTTATCCATATAGAGGATATTTTACGGATAAAATTAATATATTTTGTGGAAATTTTACATATATTTTAACTTGTATATACATATATTATATGGTTTTTGAAGACGAACAGATACGAGAAAGAATAAACAGGCTCATTCATACAGAGGGATTGACACAATTGCAGTTTGCCGATAAAATCGGCAGAAGGCAACCGAACGTCTCAGACCTTATGAGAGGTAAGGTGAATATCACAAGAGGATTCATTTCTGATATCCTTTCAGCTTTCCCTGGTATACGAAGAGAATGGTTAATTGACGGGGAAGGCACGATGTATGGTGATGAAAAAGGAGGCATCGTACTTCCTAACAACACAAGACCGCGCCTCCCTAGGAATCTTACGGAAGGACATCTGCAAGACTACTTTGAGGGATCAAAGAGGTGCAAGTGCGAGGAACTTCCAGTCGACACTCGTATGCCGGAATACGATTTCTCGCTTTTCCTCAAGACAGACAGGATGGCCCCTAACTACAGAAGAGGGGACGAACTGTTCTTCAAAAAGACATCAATCAAGGAATGGGGAGGATGTTACCTTCTTGATACTGCGGAAGGCCCTAAATTCAAAAAGGTATATGAAGACAAGGATGATTACGGGAAACCTGTCATCAGGTGCGTCGCTTACGACAGAGAGCAATATCCAGATTTCACGATCCCAAGAGACATGGTGTATGGATTCTACAAATGCGTAGGGGCGCTGAGGATCCTCTAGAAAAACATATTTCTACCATTGTTCTACCGAGCGAAAATGAACCCGAAAGAAAATCATTAAGAATCAATAATTTACACAAAACAATTCATGACCCCAACCGAATCACGATGAGGGGCCTCTAAAGACTCCTCTTTTTTGTTGGAAATCAGATGGTTACAAAAACAAGAAGACAGACAGGAACCATACCGGTAGAATATTAGTACCGATTTTTTATGGTTATTTATGGTTGTTTAGAGTATGTGTTCTACCATGTTCTACCTGCATGTTCTACCGTCGTCACGACGCCAAACACGCAGAACAACAACAACTGTCTGATCTGTATTTCCACTTTCTGTCCTTCAACGGTGATGATAATGGTCATAAAAAACAAAACATTTAATTCATATGAAGTATCCAACGACAAGGTTTGTCTTCGACAGAAAGAAGACCGCAAGTAGAGAACGAGAGGCATTGATTCAGGTCGAAGTTCTTTACGAAAGAAAGAAGAAGTACATCAGTACTGGTGTGAAAGTCTACAAGGATCAATGGAGTGACAGGCACAATATCATCAACAGGAACGATATGTTGGCGCTTAACGAGCGCATTAAGGCGATGAAGGACGGCATTGACAAATATATCACCTCGTTGATAATGAATGACGCACCGTTCTGCTGGGACGGCCTTGAGGCTTACCTCAAACGAAGCGATACGGACAACCAGACATTCATTGACTATATTGCAGACAGGATCGAGCAACGTAACGATATCACTCTGTCCACGAAGAAGAATCATAGGAAGCTCCTTTCAATTATGGATGAGTTCGGAGGTATAACAACATTCCCGCAACTGACAAAGCAGAACATATCAAGGTTCTATGACTGGCTGCTTGGGAGGGAGATTGTCAAGATCGGTAGGGATGGCGTTGAGATCAAGACAAAGATGGCACAGCAGACCGTCTCAGGCTACATGAAAACGTTGCGCACGTATATACACGACGCTATACTTATGGAGAAACTGGACAGGGACCCTTCTGCAGGCATAAAGGTAAAGAGAGGCGAGACGATGGACTGCAAATGGCTGTCCGAGGAAGAGGTAATGCTCATAGAGAACGCAGAGATGCCGAACGGGTCCCTTACACGCGTACGCGACCTTTTCATATTTGCTTGCTACAGCGGACTCGCCTTCTCAGACCTTATGGATTTCAATCCGGAGAAAATAGAAAAGGACGGAGACGACATGATCCTTCAGGGCAAAAGAGCAAAGACAGGGCAGACGTACTTCGTGCTTATACTACCAAAAGCGAAGAAAATTCTTGAGAAATACGACTACAAACTACCCAAATACAGCAACCAGCAGTTTAACGTGCGGTTAAAGGATGTCGCAAGAATCTCTAATGTAAACAAGCCTCTATCAAGCCATTTCGCGCGTCATACATGCGGAATGCTTCTACTTAACAACGGAGTCAGAATAGAGGTCGTCGCAAAGGTCTTAGGGCACTCATCAACAAAGATTACGGAAAGAGTTTACGCCTCCATACTAAAGAAGACAGTTGCAAAAGAAATGAGCAAACTCATAAAGTAAACAAGAAAGGGCTGTCAACAACAACGACAGTCCCTTCTTTTCTATTTCTCTATTTCTCCTTCCCACTCCCAAATTCCGAGTTTGCCTTTCACGTCACGGATGGGATGCTCGAACTTCCTGGCATTTTCACATACCCAGTGCCACTGACCTTTCTCGGCCCACTCCGACGGATGGTTCTGAACGCAGTCCACAATATCCACGCTGCCGATGATAGCAGAGAAATCCGTTTCTTTGTTCGATTCATTAACAACCGCTGTAGAATATATCCTCTGTTGCATAGAGGTGAACGGCATAAGGTAATTCTTCGTTTCACGCATATGATCGACAATATCGTGCATCTTTGCACTCGCATGGATTAACACAGTCCCACGATAACTTGTCCTCCTGCTCCTGTTCTCAATATCCTTGACGCCGCTGACGAGCAGGCTGGCATACGGCTGCCTTACGGATAATACTCTATACTTCTTCATCGTCTTCATCCTTTATCTCCTTAACAATCACGTTATAATTTATCTTATCATACACTCGTTCAGAGAGGTCGATAACCCTCTTTGTCACAATATACGTATTCATTCCATAACCCAGCCTGATAACGTCACCAACGGCAGGGACAAACGGCAGCATCTCACAAGTCACGAATCCTTCAGTCGTTTCATCGGTGTCGTAGAAAGATACCTTTATAGTCAGGTATTCCTCTACAAACTCCTTATATAATTCTCTTAATTCCTTTTCCATATCACTTATTCCTTTTAACTATTTCAAACACGATCTCCAGTTTCCTCCTAATTGCCTCAATCTCGTCGTCAGCAATAACACCATCCAAGTCCGCTTGCAGGCAGTCCTCCAAATCAGCATAGTGCGTAGGACTTGTTATGTCGTTGCTGTCCCTCCACCAACATATCTCTCTACTTCCATGTGGGCAGGATCTTCGAAGAACCGACCGATTTCAAGTTCTTTAATTTCCATCTTTTCCCTTACCTTAATCGAATCTATATCATACTGGTGCCTTTTCTCCCAGCTTCG